AAGCTATTGCAAAAGGCACTAAGGGACTTTTTTATTCTGAAAAACAAGACGCAATTAGAGAATTAGGGGCTGGGGGGTTAAATAAAATTGTATCATTGGATGAAACATTAGAAGGTATGTTTAAAAACGGTGTTCTTGTCAATAGATTAAAAGGTTTACATACAACAAAAGAAATATCTGAATCATTCGAAGCTGTAAATAAATTGAGTGATTGGTTTACATCTAAAGGTGGAAATGCATATAAATATATTTTTTTATATCCAAAAGCTGGTGCACAAGTTGCAAAAACAGTTTTATCACCAACTACACACGTAAGAAACTTTTTATCTGCTTCAGCTTTTTCTGTTGCTAATGGTACTTTATTTACAAATCCTGCATTAGTTTTAAAAGCAATAAATAAAGCACGTAAATCTGTGCAACTCGGTGTTAGATCTCCTGAAGCAATGCAAGAATATAGAAGATTATTAGAATTAGGTGTTGTAAACACAAGTACTAAAATGGGAGATTATCAAGCTCTTTTAAGAGATATCGAATTAAATCCAGATGGTGGTTTTTCAACAAATGTATTTAAAAGAATGTTACAAAAATTATCTAGAGCAACTAAACCAGCACAAGATTTATATACAGCAGAAGATGATGTTTATAAAATTTATAATTATTGGGTTGAAAAGGAAAGATTAGGTGATGCATATTTAAAAGCAGGTATTAAAAAAACTGCCGCACAGTTAGAAGAAGAAGCAGCAGATATTGTTAGAAACACAGTTCCAAACTATGCCTATGTATCTGATATTGTAAAAGGTTTACGTTCAACTCCTTTTGGTAACTTTGCATCTTTTCCAACTGCAGTTATGAATAGCGCTGTTGGTATTGGTAGTAGAATATTAAAAGAGATGAGACATTCTAAGCCTACAAAAGGTTCTAATATGTTACCTATGGTTTTTGAAACAGGAAAGGGATTAGTTAAAAATGATAACCCTCTTTATGGTATTGGTATGAAAAGGTTAATGGGAACTTCAGCTGCATTTGGAAGTATAGGTGTTGGATTAGGTGAAGGATTTAAAGCAATACTTGGAACTACGGATGAACAGGAATCAGCTCTTGAAAGATGGGTTGCGCCATATGAAGTCGGTGACAAAAAATTTATTTCTTATGATGAAGATGAAAATGGAGAAAGAACTTATTATTATCAAAACTGGAGTAGTAATAATGCATATGATTATTTAGAACAACCTTTTAGAACTCTTCTAAGATCCGTCCAAGAGGGTATTGAAAAAGATGAACAATTAATGACAGGTTTTATTAAAGGTATATCGGATGCTTTTACAAGATCAATAGAGCCATTTACATCAGAATCAATTGCACCAGAGGCAATTATAGACATTATTATAAGAGATGGAGTAACTGATACAGGTAGAAAATTATACACAGATTCAACACCTATACCTGACAAAGTAAAAATTATTATGGAACATTTATTAAAAACACAAGTTCCCTTTTCTAAGTCTCAACTATCTAGAATATATTATGCATCAAAAGGATTACCTGACCCAAAAGGAAATGTTTATGATATAGAAAAAGAATTACCTGGTTTACTGGGGTGGAGATTAATTAAAATAGATCCCATAAAAGGTTTAGAATTTAAAATTACAGGTTATGACCAAAAAAGTAGGGAAGATAGAAGAGAATTTACAGGTGGTGATTCAAGATTATTATCATCTCCCACAACTAAAGATGAAGTTCTTAAACAATTTTTTATAGCCAATAGAGCACTTTTTAATACACAGCAAAACATGCATTTAGATTTAAAAGCAGCTAATCAATTCGATGTTGAAGATGAAGAACTAGCAAAAGTTTTTGAAGAAAGAAACAGATCATCAAAAGAATATGGACCTTTGTTTGAAGGATTGTTTAACCCTTATGTTCCTTCTGAAGGAATTATAGAAAAATTTTCTAGAAAATCTGAAGAGTTTCAAGAATCAAATTCAAATTACGAAGATCCTTTTCAGGAGGCCATACCTAAAATAATAGAAATGATAGAAGCTTTTCAAGGAGCAGATTTATCAAAAAAATTTGAATTTAATCTAAGTGATTTTACTGGAGAAATAGATAAAACTATAGAATTTAAGGATCCAACAATTGGTTCTTTACCACTACAACCTATGCCCAATCAACAAGTAATTCAAACAGCAGCTATGCCTGCAGCAGGAGCCATGAATCAGGGATTGACTGCAGTAGAGAATGCATTATTATCTGACGAGGAAAAACAAATTAGACTAAGACAAAGAGGTTTAGCATAATGATTTATTTGGGCGGTTTGATAGTCTCATACTATCGGGGTTTTTATGTGGCGGGGGTCACATTTTAATGGCTAAAAAAGACGAAGCACTTACAAGAATAGAATCACATGAAAAGCTGTGTAGAATCATGCAGAAACAAACTCACGATAAAATTAAATCTATTGAAGAACAAATCAAAAGAATAGAAAAAATAATGATAGTATGTGCTGGCGTATTACTTGCTGGTATGGCTAGTGTTATCCTAATGTTATTAGATAAAATCTAAATCCAATCTTTATAATCCTCACCCATAATTTGATTAGCAATATTTATTTTGCTACGAAGCGCCTTAACAATTCTATCATCAACAGTATCTTCAGAAATAATATCAATATAAGTCATAGGTTTTGTTTGACCGATACGATCTATTCTAGCTTCTGATTGTTGTCTTTTCTCTAAATCATAACCATTTGAAAAATAAATCATTGTACTCGCAGCAGTTAATGTAATACCATAACCACCCGTGTGAGTAGTTCCTACAAAAAATCTACACTTTTCATCATTTTGAAATTTTTTTATATTAGCTGATCTTTCTTCAGAAGTAGTTTGACCAAAATAATCTACAACAGAATCATCACCATACACTCTTTTAATTTCATCTATAATTCTTCTCACATCGTGAGTATAGTGGGACCAGATAACAGCCTTACCATGTACATTTTCTAATATGTCCATAAGCTCTGTCATTCTATTGCATGGAAGATTTTTTATTTCTCCATCATCAGGTGTGAAGTGACCACAAGTAATTTGATGTAGTCTCATTAATTGAGTCATGACTGTAGCTGAAGATAAAACTTTACCATCAAGATAGGCAATAGCTTCTTCTTTCATTTGTTTGTAGACTTTCTTTTGTTCTTTAGTCATTTCAACAACGTGTTTCATGAAAGTCTTTTTAGGTAAGTCTAGACAATCATCTTTTAAAACTCTCTTAGAGAATGGTTGTATCTTCTCCGATAGCTCACCCAGGTTTCTATAACCAACAACTATTTCTACTTGTCTACCTTGTACCTGAATCTTTCTGGTTACTGCATAACGAGACTTGAATGTCCAATATGAAGTATGTCCCAGGAGCCAGGGATCAAGAAACTCACACTGGCTAAATAAATCTAAAGGTGATTTAGTTACAGGAGAACCAGTAAGTATTCTTCTGTACTTAGCATGTTGTCTTAGTGCTAAAATATTTTTAGTTCTATTAGATGTAGGAGTCTTAATTGTTGTAGACTCATCAATTGCAATCATTGTATTGTGACAAGATAAAAACTTAGCAGCAAAAGCTGCACCATCACCTTTTGAAAAAGCTTCAACATTCATAAGTAATATATGAAACTCACTTCCTGTTTCAAACAAAGTATTTAAAAGCAGTTGTTGTTTTTTTGATTTGTCAGAAGTCTTCCACAAAACCATTTTTTTAAAAATATGATCAGGTAAGTGTGTTGGTATTTCTGAGTCGTACCAGTTTTTATATACACCTTTAGGTGCAATAATTAATAATCCATTAATCTTACCTTTGTCGTATAGCATTGCTGCATTATCTAAAAGAACTTTAGATTTACCCGTACCCATCTCCATGAAATAGGCAAAATTTTCTTTGTCCCAAGAGTCTTGTAATGCATCAAGCTGATGCTTATATGGTTGTGTTTTAAATTTGTAATTCATAATTTATATATACCTTTACTTTGCTTTCTAAGGTGTATATAAGAATAGAAAGAAAAAAAGTCAATGAAAAAAGTTTATTTAGTACAAGAAATACCTACAGACAGAGAAACAGGACAACCTAAGTTTGATTTAACTCCTGCTATCAAATATGGCGAAATTAAGACAATGTTTCCTAAATTAAAACAAATGCAATTTTCACCAGGTCCATTAATTATAGAAATAAAAAATAGTTTGAAAGATTTTACACCTGATGATTATCTTTTATTGTATGGTGATCCTGCTCTAATTGGAGTTGTATGTGCAGTTGCAAGTGATGTGACAAATGGTCGCTTTAAATTATTAAAGTGGGACAGAATACAAGCATCTTATTTTCCAATAGAAATAAATTTATTTAACAAGTAGTCTTGACAAAAATTAATTTGTTTCTATATTACGAAACATGAAAGTTAATTTAAATAAAGGAGTTAAGATGGCAAATCTACGTGACGACGCACCCGATCAATTAAATACAATTGATCCAACACAACTATCCGAACAGATAGAAAAATTAAATTCTATCAATGCACAGATCTCAAGTGCAGAGGCTAGTTTAAAAGAATTAAAAGAACAAGAAAAACAATTAAATAATTTTACTATTCCTGAACTTATGGAAAAGATGAATTTGAGCACATTGAAATTAAAAGATGGTTCAGAATTATCTGTTAAAAAAATTTATAGTGCAACAATGAAAGCTGATAAAAAAGCTGATTGCATACAATGGCTTCGAAACAATGGCTTAGGTGATATTGTGAAAAATGAAATCACAGTTAACTTTGGTCAAGGCGAAGAAAACAAGGCTGCAGAATATGCTACCCTTGCAAAGGGTCAGGGCTATGAACCTTCTCAAAAAGAAGCAGTTCATGCCATGACTCTTAAAGTAACCATGGAAGATTGGAAGAACAAAGGTAACGAAGTTCCAGAAGATCTTTTTTGGACGTTTGATGGAAATCAAACAAAAATAAAAAATAAAAAATAAACCACTAACTATATATAGGAGTAAACATATATGAGTAATAATACAGACATGGTAGCAAAGAATAGTGCAGGTGCACTATCACCAGTAAGCCTAAGATCCGATGCAGGAAAAGGTACAGAGGAATTAAAGTCCAGTGATAAATCAACTGTGATTTTAAAAATCCTTCACCAACTATCACCTGAGTGTAACACTAGAAACGCTAAATACGTTGAAGGTGCTAAACCGGGGATGATATATTCTGGAAGTATTGGTAGTTTAATTGATGGTGATAAAGGACTCGATGTAGTTGTTTGTCATACTCACACTAGATATCCAGAATGGCAAGAGAGAGGCGACAGTGCAGCAGCACCAGTCGGTACTCACATCAATCCACCTGCAGATGCAGTAGAAGAAAAAAATGGTAAGTACAGATTATCTAACGGTAATTACTGTGAAAAAACTATGTATTTCTTTGTACTAGCATTGATTAAAGGTCAAGCAAGAAGAGCGGTCATCACTATGAGATCCTCTAACTTAACTTCAGGTAGAACTTTAAATGATCTACTTGATAATCTTGAAGCTGAAGATGAGCAGGGTAAATTTAAACCCGCAGCTTATTCAGGAGTTTTTAATCTTAAAACCACAGGTAAAAACTGGGGCGATAAGAGTTGGCACATTTATAAGCCAAGCTTCGTGAGAATGTTAGATATTTCTAAGCCAGAAGATTTATCTATCTATGACACTGCAAAAAAACTTCAAGAAGAAGCTTTTGCAGGTGCAGCGAAACCTAAGTATGAACAGGTTGCATCAACTAAGAGTAACGAAGACATCATCTAGTTTCCCCTCAGGGGATGCTGGCCAAGCGAGGGCGCTGAAGGGAGACTGGAGGCGCCTTAAAAACAGGGATAGGTATGAAAGATTTTATAAAGTATTTTACAGGGTTAACACGTAATTATGGTGTCTGTAAAATAAACGAGGGATATGTAGATCCGGAAACAGGTAAGAAAAAATTTAAACATGAATGGTCACAGTTAAAAGTAACAGACAAAGACTACGAGGATCATTTAACAGGAGTTAAATCAATTGGTATACAACCATGTACAGATGATGGTACTGCAAGATTTGGTGCAATTGATGTTGATAAGTATCCAATAGATAGAGAATTTTATTTAAAAATAATACAAGAAAAAAGTTTACCAATCATCCCTGTCCTGTCCAAAAGTGGTGGACTACATTTATATGTGTTCACCACTGAATTTGTAAAAGCAATAGAGATAAGACAGTTCTTAGAACAAATGCTTTATGTATTTAAACTAAACATTAAGACAGAGATATTTCCTAAGCAAACAAACTTACGTTCTTCCGATGAAAAAGGTAATAAAGCAAATGGTAACTTTATAAATCTTCCATACAATGCAGATGGTCGAAGAGCATTAGCACCTGATGGAACTGAAATGTCCTTAGACATGTTTGTAAAATGTATTGAACTTAATGCAGTAAGTAAGAAACAATTAAAAGATATACAGGAAAAAATTATTTCAGATGAATTACAAGGTAGTGGAGAAGAGTTTAAAGATGGTCCACCTTGTCTTGGAGTTCTCACAAAAGAAATAATGACAGATGATAGAGATAGATTTTTATATAACTATATGGTCTTTGCTAAAAAGAAATACAAAGATAACTGGAAAGATAAGATAGTTGAAGCAGCTAGAAATTATTTTAAGTTTGATTCTAAGTGGACAGATGATCATGTCAAAACAAAAATTAAAAGTTGGGATAAAGAAACAAAAGGTTATCAATGTAATGGAGAACTATTATCACCAGTGTGTGTTAAACCAGTGTGTTTAAAAAGAAAGTATGGAATCTTATCTGATGATAAACCCTTATGGCCTAGAATGTTTGCACTTCAAAAAATAAATTACAAACCTACACCAGAATGGAAGTTTACTGTTGAAAGAGAAGATGGGGAAACTGCACAAGTACATGCAAAAGATATTTACAAATTAGAAAGTCAAAAAGCATTAAGAGCATTATTGATGGAACAAGCATTTATAGTTCCACCAAATTTAAAAGGTAATAGTTTTATTGAAATAATGCAGCTTCTATTTGACAAAGAAAAAGTAGAAACTATCGAACCGGTAGAAGGTACAAGTCCTATGGATATTCTGTTAAAGAATCTTGAGAAATATATTTATGGACCAAAAGCTACAACATATAAATCATTTGAGAGTGGTAAACCTTTGGTTGATGAAAAGTATGCATGGTTTGTCTACGATGAATTTTATTCTGATCTAAAGACTAGAGAATGGAAAACAGATCCACAAAGAACTTCTTACATGGTAAAAGAATTATTTAAGAGCGATGATAAAGATAAGAAAGCTTTGTTTAATAAACCAAAAAGATTTCCTGGTAAAGACAAAGATGATAAATACTTTCCACCAATAAAAGTTCTTAGAGTACCTTTACACATTTTTGAAGAAAGAAAACAGGTACAAGAGATTGTAGACTTTGAAGATGAAGAGGATATTATTTAATGATATACAAAATATATGGCCCGCCAGGCACGGGTAAGACATATAGATTGATATCAAGAGCCAAAGCTTACGCAAGAGTCGGCACACCATTACATAAGATAGGTTATTTTGCATTTACTAAAAAAGCTGCAGGTGAAGCAAAGAAAAGAATGCCTGCTGAAGATAAGAAGCTACCATACTTTCAAACACTTCATTCATTTGCATTTAATCTTTTAAAACTTAATGAAGATGATGTGATGCAACCCTATCACTACGAAAATTTTGGTAAGAAATTAAATGTTAAAGTGAAATACTACGACAGATATAATGAAGAAGAGACTAATTTTTTAACTTGCGACAATGCATACTTTCAATTGATACATAGATCTATTAACAGATGTGTAGATATAAGAGAAGAGTTTGATCGTGGAGAACATAATTCAAAAGAAGTTGAATGGGATATGTTGGACCACATATATAAAAATTATTTAGTATATAAAAACAAGAAAAAAATGATGGACTTTAATGATATGATAGAAATGTTGTTGAAGAAAGAAAGTAAAATTCCACAATTTGATGCAGTATTTATTGATGAAGCTCAGGATTTATCACCATTACAATGGAAGCTCTACGATAAACTAAAAGAAAAAAGTAAAGATATCTATCTTGCAGGGGATGATGACCAGGCTATCTTTGCCTGGGCTGGCGCTGATGTAAATAGATTTATTAATGAACCTGCAAAAGAAAAAGTATTACACAAATCTAGGAGGATATCCAAAGCCATACAAGAACAATCACAAATGTGTATAGAAAATATTGTGGGTAATAGAAAAGAAAAGAAATATTATCCAAGAGACTATGAAGGGTATTGTGAAGAAATTGCTAATCTAGATCAAATAGATTTGACTGAAGGTAAGTGGTTAATATTAACTAGAACAGTATCAAGACTAATAAAAATAGAAAAACAATTAATTAAAAAAAATTTATATTTCGAAAGTAACAGAGGAAAAAGCGTCAGGGTTCGGGCATATAACGCAATTAAAAAATACGAACTATTACAACAGGATATTAAGTTAGAAGAAAAAGATATTAAAGATATTAAAGAATTTACGGGAGAAAAATTTAACCTTAAAAAAGATTGGTATGAATCTTTTCAAAACATGGAACAAGAAGATAAAGATTATCTCTTAGGTTTAATTGAAGCAGGAGAAGATTTAAGTAAACCTGCTAGAATCTGGACATCAACTATTCATGCTATAAAAGGTGGTGAGCAAGATAATGTAATTTTATGTTTAGATATGGGAACTAAGATATTAAAAGCAATAAAGAAAAGTGAAGACAAAGCAGATGAGGAACATAGAGTATGGTACGTAGGAGTCACTCGTGCAAAAAATAATCTATACAAACTAAAAGCAAGAAAAAAACTAAAAGGATACAAACTATGACAGACAATAGTATATTTGAAAGTGCTAAGGGACCACAAGAAAAACAGATAGGGGGAAGTCATTATCGAAAATTTCATATTCAACCATATGAATTTATATCAAAGAATGACCTTTCTTTTTTTCAAGGCAATGTTATAAAGTATGTGTGCCGATATAAGAACAAGGCAGGCATACAAGATCTTGAGAAAATAATTCACTACTGTGAATTAGAAATTAAAACAATGAAAGACATGGGTAAAAAGAAATGATATTACCACAAACAGAATGGTTACAACCAAAACAATTTCCAGATCTATCTAAGCATGATGAGATAGCGATTGACTTAGAGACACGTGATCCAAACCTAAAGAAACTGGGTTCAGGAGCCATCATTGGAGTTGGTGAGATTGTAGGCATAGCTGTAGCTGTAAAAGGTTGGAAAGCTTATTATCCAATTGCTCACGAAGAAGGACCTAACATGGATCGTAAACAAGTTTTAGATTGGTTTACAGATGTGTGTGCCTTACCTGCAAAAAAAATATTTCATAATGCTATGTACGACGTATGTTGGATACGTAAATTAGGTATAAAAATCAATGGTTTAATCACAGATACTATGATTGCAGCCAGTCTTATAGATGAAAATAGATTCTCTTACACACTAAATACTTTGTCTTGGGCTTTCTTGAAGAAAGGTAAGAACGAAGCAAAATTAATTGAAGCTGCAAAGTCAAGAGGATTAGATCCTAAAGCTGATATGTGGAGACTACCCGCTATGGAAGTTGGAGAGTATGCTGAAGCGGATGCTGAACTTACTTTAGAACTGTGGCAATATTTTAAAAAGATAATTAAAGAACAACAACTACAAAATGTTTTTAATCTTGAAACGGATCTTTTTCCTTGTCTGGTTGATATGCGATTTCTTGGGGTGAGAGTGGACGTTGAAAAAGCTCATAAATTGAAGCAACAATTAGCAGTGCAAGAAGAAATGTTACTCCTACAAATAAAAAAAGAATGTAACCAAGAAGTTCAATTATGGGCAGCAGCAAGTATTGCCAAAGCTTTCGACAACTTGAATTTAAAATATGAACTAACTGCAAAAACAAAAACACCTTCTTTCACTAAAAACTTTATTACAAATCATAAACATCCTGTGGTTCAAATGATAGCAGAAGCTAGAAAAATAAACAAGGTTAGAACAACCTTTATTGATACCATTATTGATCACGAACATTGTGGTAGAATACACGCAGGGATTAATCAGATTCGTTCCGATAATGGTGGTACAGTGACTGGAAGATTTAGTTATTCTAATCCTAATCTACAGCAGATACCAGCCAGGGATCCGGTAACAGGCCCCATGATTAGATCATTATTTATACCAGAAGAAAACTGCAGGTGGGGATGTTTTGATTACTCGCAACAGGAACCAAGATTGGTAGCACACTATGCTTTAAAATTTGAATTACCATCTGTAAATACAATTGCAGATTCATATGATTCAGATCCATCAACAGACTTTCACAAAATAGTTGCGGAGATGGCAGAGATACCTAGAACAGAAGCGAAGACAATTAATCTTGGATTGTTTTACGGTATGGGTAAAGCAAAACTTCAGGCAGAGTTAGGTGTTACAAAAGAAAAAGCTGATGAATTGTTTGACAAGTATCACAGTAAAGTTCCTTTTGTAAAACAACTAATGAATAAAGCTACAAGAGTTGCAGAAAATAAAGGTCAAGTAAAAACTTTATTAGAGAGACGTTGTCGTTTTCCTAAATACGAACCTATATTAAAAGGTACAGATTGGGGTAAGTATGTGCCAGCAGAAGATGAAGAAAGAATGCTACAACTTCAAAACATGGGTGAATGGCTAAAAGATGATGATGGTGAATTTATTATAGATGATAAAACAAAAGAAAAGAAAAAAAATTATTGGCATAAAAATGATAAGCGTAGAGCATTTACATACAAAGCTTTAAACAAACTTATTCAAGGTAGTGCAGCAGATATGACTAAACAAGCTATGGTCAAGCTTCATAAAGAAGGAATCCTAGCTCACATACAAGTACATGATGAATTAGACTTTTCTATTGAATCACAAAAGCAAGCTGATAAAATAAAAGATATTATGGAACAAGCAGTAATTTTAGAAGTTCCTAACAAAGTGGATGATGAATACGGTCCAAACTGGGGTGAAATAAAATAATGTACTATGGCTTATTTAAATGCTAATATACCGCCAATTTATTGTAAAATAAGAAGGGAATATCTCTATGATCTTAAAAAAAATAAAGGACAGTCTAGTGACTGTGTTATCTTTGGTATTAGCTCTATTTCAGGTCGCGCAATCTTATTTCATTGCATGTTACCAAATGGTGCAGTCTTTTATAGACTACCTATTTCAGCCTTCTTTCAAAAAGAATTTGAAAGAAAAGACGTGCCTGATATGCGAGTGGATCAACTCCAACTGTGGAACTGCTTTAGTTATTATCCTAGTGTCCATTGTTTTGATTGGTTGGCTGGTATAGACGGTAAATTTATTGGTAAGGATAAAAAATTTTACGAAGGTCAATACTTATTTACTGTTGACTGGGCGCATCCAGAGACTAATATACTAAACACGGAACACTCTGAAATTCCGCAAGAGCACAAGTGTGCACACATAATAGCATTGAAAAATGGTAATTATGCAGCGCAGCCAAACAACAGAATCATTTGGCATGTGAACAGTTATACAACAGATAATGATTGGCCAGACTATAGCGTACAAACTACGTACTGGGACTGTGAAGGATCTGATTGGGTAACAGAAGATTCTGATAAAATGTTTTATGATATTGAGGAGAAGAAATGATTTGTATTGAATGTGAACACGACTGCCATTGTGGCGACAAGTGTCCAGGATTACCTGAAGAAGGTGGTTGTGGATGTGCAACTTGCATACACCCTATGACTTGGTGGAAAAAAATTTTAAATTGGTTTAGATAATGAATCTAGTAGATTTATTAAAAAAGAATATTGTAATGGTTCCGGTTGTGGCGTCAGTCCTAGTTGGAACTTTTACTGGTGTTCGTTACATTGTAAATCTCACTGACACTATTAATCAAAACGAATTAAGACTCACTAATCTTGAAAGAGATGTAGGTGTATTAGAAAAAAATATTACAGATATTAATACAAGACTATCTTCTGCTGAAGCAACATGGCAGATGGCAGAAAATTTATATAGACAATTAGCTGATCAAGTTAGAGAACACAGTTATGATA